AGAGAAAAACAAATACAAGTCAAGAACGATGTAATGCGTAAATTGACAGGCTCACGTGGAGAAAAAGTAGTAATTGCATTTAACAATAATGCAGAATCTAAAACTACTGTTGATGACATTCCATTAAACGATGCACCTCAACACTACGAGTACCTTTCAAATGAATGTTCTAATAAGTTAATTGTAGCACATAGAGTAACATCTCCCTTGCTGTTAGGAATTAGAACTGAAAACAATGGTTTAGGCTCAAATGCAGACGAAATAAAGACCGCTGCGCTACTTTTTGACAATATAACTATAAAACCTTACCAAGAACTAATTTGTGATGCCCTAGATGATATTTTAGCGGTTAATGGGATTAGTTTAAAACTTTACTTTAAGACTTTACAACCTTTAGCATTTATTGAAACTGATAATGCTATTACGGATGAAGCACGTGAAGAAGAAACAGGTGTAAAAGATGAATTAACATTATCTAAAGAAGAAAGTTTTGATGACAATGAAATGTTTGATTTACTTAGTGAGTTTGGAGAAGAAGAAGATTTAGAAAATTGGGAATTAGTAGATGAACGTGAAGTAGATTATGACCAAGAAGAAGCATTAGATAAAATGATTGGTTTAGCTTCAACAGGAACTGCAAAGCCTAATTCAAAATCAAAACAAGATAAGCAAATTGATGGAGTGCAATTTAAAGTACGTTATAGATACGCACCTTTAACTACACAAGCAAACAGTAGAGAATTTTGTAAAAAAATGGTGGCATTTAACAAACTTTATAGAAAAGAAGATATAATTGCAATGGGTAACAAACCCGTGAACAGAGGTTGGGGATTATCAGGAGCAGCAACTTATTCAATTTGGCTCTACAAAGGCGGAGGTGCGTGTGGGCATAAATGGCTAAGACAAACTTTTAGAGGTAAAACCGAAGGGAATATTGCAAACAAAGAGCCTAATATATCTACAAATAAAGCAAGAAAAGAAGGTTTTAATCCAGTAAACGAAAAAGAAGTTTCTATGAAACCAAAGGATATGCCTAATCAAGGATTTGTAAATAAATAAAAAATGGCAGAAGCAATACTAATAACACGAAAAGATGTAATTAAGTTTACTGCAATGAACGGAAATGTTGATACAGATAAGTTTATTCAGTATGTAAAAATTGCACAAGATATACATATTCAAAATTATATTGGTACTGAATTACTTTTGTCTATTCAAAATAAAATTACTAATAGCACTTTGACAGGGGATTATTTAAGCCTTGTAACAACGTATATAAAGCCTATGTTAATACATTGGGCAATGGTAGAATATTTACCTTTTGCAGCTTATACGGTAGCTAATAAAGGCGTATTTAAACATAGTTCTGAAAATGCTGAAAATGTATCAAAAGAAGAAGTAGATTTTTTAATTGAAAAAGAAAGAGATACAGCACAATATTATACAGATAGGTTTATTTCCTATATGAGTTTTAATGCAAGTTCAAAGTTTCCTGAATATTACACAAATAATAATGAGGATGTATATCCTGACAAAGATGCAAATTTTGAAGGATGGGTACTGTAAACAAATACAAACCAAAAGAAATTAATATAATTAGATTAGAAAAATATTTAAAAAAAATATCTAATAAAACGAATAATAAATTATGGCACAAGAAATAATTAATATTGGTACTACACCTAATGATGGTACAGGAGACCCATTAAGAACTGCATTTACTAAAGTAAACGAAAACTTTACAGAATTGTATGATACTGCGGACACGCAGGATTTAGACTTTACAGGGGATAGCGGTACTGGTGCTGTTGAGTTGGATAGTCAAACATTAAACCTAGTTGGTACTAACGGTGTTCAAACTACTGCTAGTGGTCAAACTATTACTATTGATACTTCATCTTTAAACACAAGATTAACAACAGCAGAAGCTGATATAGACACTAATACAGCTAGTATCACAACAGAAGAAACTTCTAGAATTGCAGCAGATACTACATTACAAACAAATATTGATGCAGAAGCTACTACACGTGGAAGTGCTGACACTACTTTACAAACCAATATTGATAGTGAGGCTACAACAAGATTATCAAACGATAATACTTTACAGTCTAATATAGATGCAGAAGCAACTACTAGACTTGCTAACGACAATACACTTCAAGGTAATATTGACACAGAAGCTAGTACTAGAAGTAGTGCAGATACTGCTTTACAAGGTCAAATAGATTCTAACGATACAGATATAGCTACAAACGCTGCTAATATAGCAACAAACACAGCTAACATATCTAGCAACGATACGGATATAACTGGTCTTGATAATAGACTTACAACAGCTGAAGGAAATATATCAAGTAACGATACCGATATTGCTACTAACGCATCTAATATAGCTACTAATGTTACAAATATAGCAACCAACGTAACCAATATCGCTACTAATGCTACGGATATTGCAACAAACGCTACAAACATTTCTAGTAATGATACGGACATCACAGCCTTACAGAATGACAAGTATGATAAGACAGGTGGTACTATCTCGGGAAGTGTTACAATCTCAGATGACTTAACAGTAAACGGTACAACTACAACTGTAAATACAGAGACGTTATCAGTAGAAGACCCATTAATAGAGATGGCTAACCAAAATGCAGCTAACTCAGTTGATACAGGATTCTATGCAAAATACTCTTTAGATGCAGGTGTAACTACAAAGTATGCAGGGTTGTTTAAAGATGCTAGTGATTCAGATACGTTTAAACTATTTAAAGGATTAGAGGTTGAACCTACTACTACAATAAACACAGGAGGAACAGGCTATGCTTTAGCAGATTTAGATGTTGCGGGTCTTAGTGCTTCTTCAGGTACAATCACAGGTGATTTAATAGTAGACACTGACACTCTTTATGTTGATAGTGCTAATAATCGAGTAGGTATAGGCAGTTCATCACCTGTATCTAAACTCACTTTAGAAGGTGCAAGAAATACAAATACATTAACACTTAGAACTATTGATAATGATTCGGGATGGACAATAGGAGACGAGTTTGGTGCTATTGAATTTTATTCTAATGACACATCGGGAGGTTCTGTTGGCGTAATGTCTGCTATTTCTTGTTTTACAGGAACAACAAGTGGCTCTACATCTGAATTATCATTTTCTACTTCAGAGTTTGGAAGCCGAAATATAGAACGTATGCGCATAAAGGCTGGAGGCGATATATCCTTTAGAGATACTTCTACTAATGAGGCTTTTTACTGGGATGCGAGTACTGCAAGTTTAGGAATAGGGACTGATAGTCCTTCTTCTAAGTTAAGTATTGAAAATGCTGTAGCAGGAAGTTCTTCTTTAAGTTTAAAGCACCCTGCAGGTAGTAGATTTGACTTCCAAACAGGTATAACTAATGTGACTACAGATGCTTTATCTATTAAAGATGTTGGAAATAGTTATGATTATTTAACTTTAATAAATGGCAACGTAGGAATAGGGACTGATAGTCCACAAGTTGAGTTAGATATAGCTTCTGCTGCTCCTCAAATAAGATTAACTGATACAGATGGTGGATATTGTGATGTAACAAATGCAAGTGGTCATTTATTGCTACAAGCCGACAAAGGTAATACTCAACCATCTTCATATATGCGTTTTGATGTAGATGCTACCGAACGTATGCGCATAACAAGTGGAGGCGACATATCCTTTAGAGACACTTCTAACAATCAAGCCTTCTATTGGGATGCGAGTACTGAAAGTTTAGGAATAGGTACTACGAGTCCTGCTGATGAGCTGCACGTTTATGGTAATGTAGATGGAACTATTTCAACAAAAGTACAAAATGATTTTGCAGGAACTAATGCAACAGCTGAAATATGGGCAATAGCAAAGGGTAATAATTTCAGAATAGTAAATTATCCTGATGCAGACACTGTAAATGCAAATAGAACTGATTTTATTTCTTCAGCGGGCGGTTCATACTTTACTTTTTCTACCGCATCAACAGAACGCCTGCGTATTGACTCGAGTGGCTACGTTGGAATAAATGAAACAAACCCAACTAATAGACTTACGGTAAGTCAAAATTATACTTACGAAACATCTACAACTGTACATAACAATGCTCATATAAAACTTCAGGAAGATACTGCGTCAACATATATAACAAATATTAATGGAATCACATATTTAAGTACTGCTCCACAAAAAGGTGCAGATAGGGGTGCTTTAATTGATGGTAATACAAAGTCAGCTACAATAAAAGTAGCAGGGCGAAGTGAAGGTACAATACAGTTTAAGACAAGTAGCGGTACTACTGGGACTATAATTAGTGAAACCGAGCGGATGCGCATAACCAACGAAGGTTATATACGTTTAGCTTCAGCATCTTTAGGTATTCAATTTGGCGGAGATACTGCTGCTGCTAATGCTTTAAATGATTACGAAGAAGGGACTTTTACTCCTGTTTTAGCAGATGCTGCAACTGGTGGTAATACTGCATCCCCAAGTGATGCCAATGGTTCTTATGTTAAAGTAGGAAGTATGGTTACTATTAGCATTCAATTACAAAACACAGATTTAACAGGGATGACAGGCACAAATAATGCTTACATAAGAAATTTGCCATTTTCAGCTAAAAACTTGACTGGTGCAATAAAATTTAATGCTACACCAAGAATAAATCTTTTTAGTGCAAATGCAAATAATATGCACACAACCGTTGAACTTGGTGATAATACTAATTATATATATTTTCAAGAATCTTTAACAAATAGTGCGAATGCTTTAATTGCAACAGTAAGTCAATTTGCTAACGGTTCAGATATATTTTTCACAATGACATATTTTGCAGACTAATAAATAAATAAATAAATAAAAATGGCACTATCAAAACAAAAAGTACAAGATAAAGTGGAAATAGTTTCTGCTTTTAAACACATTCAAATTCGTTACTCTAATCAAATATTAGAAGATGGAGTAGTAATATCTGATTTGTTTGAAAGAACCGTAGTATCTTGCGGAGACTATGACAAAGCAGATGAGCATAACGTAAGAGCAATAGCAGATGCGGTATGGACTGCTAATTTAATTAGCGAGTACGAAGCGAGTATTAATCAACCCGAAATAGTAGAATAATGACTTACACTTGGAATAACAAAACAGTAGACACTTATCCTTCATTAGAGGGTAACACAGATGTAATCTTCAACGTACACTGGAGACTTATAGGAGAAGATGAAAATGGAAACGTAGGTAGCACTTATGGGACTCAATCTTTAGAAACTTCAGACCTTTCTAATTTTACAGCATTTGCTGATATTACAGAAGAAGATATTAACGGATGGGTTGAGACAGCACTAGGAGAAGAAAAAGTTACTGGATTAAAAGCTAGTATAGATGCTCAAATCGCAGAGCAAGTAAACCCTACAGTAGTAACAAAAACTATTGGAGAATAAAAATAATTAATTAACCTTTAAATTTAAGTAAAATGGCAAAAAAAGAAAAGACACCAATTACTATTGATGACAAAGAATATTTCTTTGAAGACTTAACACAAGAACAGCAAACAATTGTAAACCACATTTCAGACTTGCAACGTAAGATACAATCTTCTGAATTTAATTTACAGCAATTAGCGTTTGGGAAAGATGCTTTTGTTAGAGCCTTAAAAGAAGCACTAGACAATATAGACGAATAAAATGCAAGACTTGAAGATAGCCTTTACTAATTTATTTGCTTTAGGATTAAGCATAACAGAAACAAACCCAATATTACAGACAGTTTCTCTAGTATTGGCTATCGGATATACCTCAATCAGTATTTATAAGAAGATAAAATGAATTTACCAAAGAATGGAGTAGCGAGAGAGATAAGAAGTTATGTAGGTAGCTTATTTATATTTCTTTTTGTTATAGGACTTATAATTGCCTTAATTCAGTTTCCTGTACTTGACACCAACAAGGAAGTTGTAATGATGTTAATTGGTACTATAAGTGCTTCTATTGGTATTACAGTAGCTACAATTACAGGAAGTAAACCTGATGACATAAATTCTTTAAAGCAGGATTTAGAAAAGAAAGAAAACCAAATAGAATTATTAATAGCTGCTAAAGACAATCTTGAAGAAATGGTAATTAACTTGCAAAAGCAAATGCTAGAAAATCAAGATAGTATGATGGATAAATTCATCCTAAAGGCAGCTATAGACTTTGACAATAAAAACAACCCACCAAAAGGTAAATTATGATAAAAATATATTTTGAATTAGCAAAAGCAAAAGTAATTGATTACGTTAAAACAAGTTGGAATAGCGATAGTATTTTTGATAAAGGTAAAGTTATCTTTATTGGAACAGTTTTATTTTTTGTACTTTGGAAGATAATTTATAGCTTATTTGTATGAATCTTAATTACTTTTCCCTATCAGAGTTTGACTGTCCTTCTTTACCTAATTCAGGTGTTAATATGGATAAACAGTTTCTTACCAAACTTGAACACGCAAGGGAACTTGCAGGAATACCCTTTAAAATCACAAGTGGTTACAGAACAGCAGACCACAATAAAGCAGTTGGGGGTGTACCCAATTCAAGCCACCTTATTGGAGTTGCAGCAGATATCGCAGTCGGTAGTGGGAACGAAAGATACATTATACTTAACGCACTTATCAGAGCAGGATTTAAAAGAATTGGAGTTGCAAAAGGATTTATTCACTGCGATACAGACAATAATTCAAAACCAAACTCTGTTTGGACTTACTAATACCGTAGGAAATACTTTATGTGGAAATTGTTACTAGGTTTATTAAAAGGCGGAGATGGTAGAAAATCAGTTGCAGGTAATTTAGCTTTTGAAATACGTGAAGCTATTAAAGGTAAAGAATTAGACCCTAATCAACTTTTAGAAATACAAACAAAAATTAACGAAATAGAAGCAGGACACCGAACAGTATTTGTTGCAGGTTGGAGACCATTTATAGGATGGGTGTGTGGTGTAGCTTTAGCATATAACTTTGTTATACGTGATTTGTTTATATGGGCATTAAAGCCTGAAAATATACCACCTGCTTTACAA